AAAAGCCAGCCGCTTACAAAAGCGCCTAGCAGGAATAGTTTTAACTTCCTAGTCAATTAGACTTCTCCGATGTTACATAACTTGTTTAAGTAACATTTAGATTATAGCAGTTAAACCCTGCTAAATAAAATTAGTTAACTACTTTTTGTTATCGGTTTTGTAAAAGCCAGAACCTTTAAACTGGATACCAAATGTGCCGTAGACCTTGTTCATTGCAGCACCACATTTTTCGCAAAACTCTACGGTATCTGACTGCGTAATAGGCTTTGGGATTTCCTTGTTAATCTTACAATCAACACAATTGTATTCATATGTTGGCATTATTTACCGCTCTTTTTCCTTTTTTCAGCAAGAATTGAGAAATCCTTAACCTTAGTCTCTCCCATATATGACCAGGCATAGCCATCTTCTATCATCTGCTCGTTAATAGACTTAGAGTTTCCATTAACATAAACCCACCCAAGAATTCTTCCATACTTTTCTGAGCTGTCTGGAAGTTCTGTTTTAACTATAATATCTTTTGCTTCCTTAAGCTTTGTCTTTAGGTATTCTTTTGATTCTAAGCCAAGTGTTTTTTCAAACTTATCAGTTGTTCTTGATTCTGGAGTATCGATTCCAGCAAGTCGTAATCTTTGAGAATAAGATATGCTAAATCCAAGATCCACATCTACGTCTATGGTATCTCCATCTACTATTTTTGTAACTTGCTTTATTCTGTATTCGTACACGATTCTCCTTAAATGTTAGGAGCAGTTTAGACACATGCTCAGGTGTATCCACGGGTAGCAGCCCGCTTATAATCTGCGACTCCCCAGTGACGGGGTGCAGATCTTTATTATACTATTTATTTGATTTTGATTGTCTTTGGCTTTTCCTCTTCAGGAACTACACGCTCAAGATCAATTGTTAGCATACCATTTTCTACCTTAGCTCCAGATACTTCGATATATTCACCAAGGGCAAATTCACGAGTAAATTTACGAGCAGCGATACCACGATGTACGAACTTGGCGTCATCCTTGTTATCTTTAATTTCACCCTTGATAACAAGTGTCTGATCCTTCATTGTAATATCTAGATCTTCTTTAGCAAATCCAGCTACTGCAATTTCGATTATGAACTTGTCTTCATCATCTGTTTTGATGACGTTATAAGGTGGGTATGTTGAGTTTGATGCGTGGCTGTGAACTCTTGAAAGTCTATCTAGTTCACGATTGAAGCCAATAAAAAAGGGATCCTTGAATAGGTCCCATGTATATGTTGTTACCATTTTATTCCTCCTATTAAGCGAATAAGTTAATTTATGTAGGCCCCTAATGGCGACCTACATATATTATATCAAACTGGTTTTTTAAAGTCTAAAAAATCTTTTTCTGCTTTTCTTTCATTTTTTCTTCGTTGGCTGTAGCAGCATATAGGGCTCTTTGATGTGCAGCTGCTCTTGACTTGCTTGGATGGCATCCTTTAAGTTCGCCATTCTCATTTACTACTGCCCAACCTTTGCATCCTGCTACATTTTGTTTAACGTCGTATGGCATAGTTCCTCCTAGTTGTCTGGTATTTCTGGCATATCAATTGGCAATACGCCTCTTTCTCTTGCTATTTTAAATCCTTCTTCGCTCAAGGTTATCGTTGCTTCTAGATTTTCATCATATTCTATATTTATTAAATCTTTTTCATATAAATCTAATAAGGTTTTATCCACATATTCCATGTGAGCTTCCCATAATTCTGGAGCAATTTCTTTAGCATCTTCGCTAATAGCGAATATCATTTCTCCATCTTCCGCAACTCCAGCAACCTCGACAGCACCTATTTCAATGTAATGGGCGAGCTTCATGTCGTCCTCATAATCCTCTGAACTATAGTCCATATCCATATTATACTCCTAAATGGTGCCTATACGATTTTGATTCCTGCTATATGTTCTAATAGCATGGCAATTAGCGCATACTATATCGCATTTAGCCATTTCCTCAAATCCCTTTTCTCTACCGTATCGTGAGTATATTTCACTTACGCTTCCAACTTTTTTAAATTCTGGTTTGTGATCGAATTCAAGCATATAGTGTGGATATTTTTCCCCACAGTCTATGCACCCAGATTCTTCTTTTATCTTCCAAACTTCTCTTCTTAGTTTGGCTTTTGTTAGATTTCCTCTAGTTAAAGATTTTTGTTTTTGCCCATCTCCAAGGTGGTAGGCTATTGTTCCCTTTGAACATCCTAGGATAGATTGTATTTCTCTGTAGGACTTACCTTCGCCTCTAAGCTTTAATATATTTTCTTTGTGATCCACCATTTCCTCTTTCCTTGTAAGTCCGCAGAGTCAGACTTGAACTGACGATAACCGAATTATGAGTTCGGGGCCTTAACCAACTTGGCTACCTGCGGTTAGCCTATTGTATTGTGCCGTCATCGTTTTTGTCAATAGTTGTTTCTACTATTTGTTGAACATAGTCAGAAAAATGTTTTCTAACGCTGCCAGCTGGTCTAGACCCAATAGTTTTCCACAACCTCTTGTACTCTATAACATTTGAAAATGTTGTTGGACAAAGCATTACTCCGTTGTATTCTTTTAATACAGTTGGGAGTGGGACATGCTTACCGCAACATTTACACTCTTTAGCTTTATCTTGATATATACTCATACTATTTCCATTCCTTCTAGTACATCTTTAAGATGATCAGGCATTTTAGGTGCACGAATTAGATTGCCCCTAACGGCAGTTTCTTCTTCTCTATCCCATGTCAATGTGTCATAGGTATGTATTTGCACTTCTTCAGAACTATCTCTTTTAGTTCTAATTATAGAATTATAAATAGATCCACAAACGGCATCCGCCAAGTCTTTCGAACCTTTTCTTGGGTGATCTACTTTGTCCCTCATAATTTTTAATTGCAATAGTTCGTCTATCAACAAGGGAACATGGGGGCCAGATAATCTTTCTTCTAAAACAATCATTGCCATATCGTCATAATGTTTTTTAGCCACAGATAAAGTTTCAGTATTAATTCCGTATTGTTTTAACTGCTGCATCATATCGTGAGAATTCCAGCGGTCAAAGGTACATAACTTAATATTAAATCCAGCTGCCCTTAAAGAAAGAATATAATCTCTTACTTCAGAAAAATCAACAGACTTGTCTGTTGTTGGTGTCCAGTACCTAACAGCATCTACTTCTACAATTGGTGCTGGTTGAGAATATGTATCTGTAACCTTAATGTTTACCCAATTTTTTACATGAGACATTGCTACAGCGCAATGGTCATGTTTTTGTGCAAGGTCTACGTGCATGAAATATTCTTTATCTGGATCTGGTTTAAACCAAGATTCCATTCTTCCAAAATCATCAATTGCTAAGGCTGTATTATTAAAAGCCTTTTCAATCTTTTCTCTTGATTTAAAGAATGCATCGATTGCTTCTGGTGGCATGCAGGCAAATCTACTCAAAGCATCTGGCATATCTCTATAAAAGTCTACTTTAAAATCGTCTATCTTTTTAGTTGGATTTACATCCCATGTTGGTCTTTTGATAGCATATGTTCTTGGAAATAAGTATGACTTAATATGGTCTTCTTCCCACTCAACAGTAATTTCATTACCATCAGTTCCGTCTGGAAGTTCATCGTCCATCTTCAGCAACTTGCTTCTAACAACTGTTTCCTTTTCTGCAACAACTGCATCGTAAAACTTTTGAATTGGATCGTTCTTAAAGCGTGGGAATGATAATAGAATAACCTTCCCAAAGTCTGGGAAACGAGAAATAACAGATCCACGATACATTGAATATATAGCATCAGCTGTTTTAGCCTGATCGTGACCAGTAGTATTTTCAGTGGCAAAGCCTGAGATTTCGTCTAGGATTACGGCTATTACGTTATAACCTTCCCAAGCCTCACGCTCAGAGTGTCCAGAATATACGTTTACGCTTTTATCAAACTTAATTTCTGATGCCTTTGGCTCGTATTTACCTACGAACCATGGGGACCTTTCAATTCTTGTTTTAAATCCTTTAAAGAAAACGTTGTTAGCCTGTTGAGCGTTAATAGCGATATTAAGAATATCAATTGTATCTCCAGGTGGCTTTCCATAATATGTTGCTGGATCTTTTAGGCATAGTAGCAAATATACTATATATGCAACTGAAATTGTAGAACAGTAGTCTTTTCCAGAACCTTTACCCAATTGAGCAATAACTTCGTTGCATGTCTGCTTAAATCTTGTTCTTCCGTCTTCTTCTCCAAATAATTTAATTAAAGTAGCTTCTTTATAAATTTGAGAAGATTTTTCAATTAATGTGTATTGATATTCTGAAAGCGGTGGAAGGCCAAGATACTCTGGACTTGTAACAAATGTACGCAAATCTACTGGACGCTCATCAAATTCTTCGCCGTCCAATATATCAATTAGGTCATTAAAATTAAGATCCATCTGAGCTTTCTTGTTGTAGAACTACTGACTCTACTACTCCAGTTATTTGAGATAGTCTTTTAGCAACATCCATTTTACATTTTGGACAACTAGCAGTAACTTCTTTTAATATCTTTACAAGGATCTCCTGCTTATGTTCAGTCTCTGCAATTTGAGTTGCTAATTCAGCGTTATCCAAAAGGCCAACCTCTTGAAGCATGCCGATTCTTTTACCTTCAATATCTGCAATTAACTTTAGAGCGGTAGCCTTAACGTTTAACTGTCCAGCCTGATCTGCATCCTCTACGGTCTTCCAGGCCTCTTTAATAAGCATGGCGTAATGTTGGTCTGCCCCAGAGACGGCTTCCTTTGCCCTCTCACGAGCCGTAGAATCGCTTCTAACGACCTCTTTCCATTGGTCGATATACTCTATGACCTCTGCACGTTTAAAACCCGTTAGGGTGGCAATCTGGGTAGGATTATTACCCTTCAATAATTCGCTTACTACTTTATTCATGCGGTCATAATGATCCGCTAGCTCAATTTCCATAGATACTCATTATAATCCTAGTCGACTAAAAAATCAACTGGATTTATCAATTTTTGCCTTAGCAATCTTATATAGAACTAAATATCCGATTAAATCGTCTATATCGTTGTCTCCAGCAAAGCCTTGATTATTTTTAACTCTATTTAATTTGTCATCAATTCTGACCTTTAATTGCTCTACTGAGTCTGATGTTGAGAATATTCTAATTGGGTCAAGTGCTGAGTTGCCGTAGGATATATTCTTATCTATGAGCATTTGAGCAATTTCATGACAGGCTTCCCATATTTGATGTCCCGCCCCAGTTCCTACTGTTTTTAAATATAGATCATCACAGTGGAAGTCTCTTGTGTCTCCAAATACTGGCTTAAGCATTATCTTCTCCTAAGCAAGACATTTACCACATCATGCTGTTTAATTTTTTCAAATGTGGCTGGTTCCCCATTTAAAAATTCCATAGTATATTTATCATTTAATTCTACCAAAAACTCTTCTGGTTGTCCAGATCCAAGCTCAACTACAATTAGTGGGCAATTGTTTGCAGATTCTGGAAATCCCTTAAATACAAATCTTTCATGACCTTCTACATCTATTTTTATAAAATCAATTCTTTCATTATAGACTGAATCTAATCTATTTGATTTAATAGGCTCAGTATAAAAATTACCGTATTGTCCATGATTTCCAATTCTATGTTCAGAAACTATTCCAGATCCGCCTATATTTTCTTCCCAAATATTTAATATTAAATCTTCTTCTTTATCTGAAAGAGCAAATGGAAACACTTCGATGTCAGAACAGTTTTCATAATTATTTAAAGATTGGGCAGTTTTGTATACCTTACATAATCTTTTAATTGGCTCGAATGCAAGCACCTTACCTTCTTTTCCAGTTAATCTTGACATTAATTCAGTAAAATAAAATATATTAGCACCGATATCTAGACAGACCCAACCTGGCTTTATATTTGCAATCATCCATTCAGTTAGTTCTTTATCCCATATACCACTTTCTATACAGCTGCGCTGCACATATCTATCTGTTTTATCTCCAGTGTATACATAAAAAGAATCTAATACTATGCTAAATGATATAGATTCTTTAATTGAGGGATTTATATTCATCGTTTCTTTATCATTCCAAACTTCTCTAGATACCTTTGTATTGTCATCAAAGAAACATTACATTCTGCAGCAATTTCAGACACAGTCTTTTTTTGTACAACATATCTACGGTATAGCCACGGCTGGCTTTGGTATAATTTCATCGTTCTGTTAAAACCTTATTTGCATAATGTGCAATTCCAAACGAATCTGCAACATCAAAATCATTTAGACTTAGTCCATATTTATTATTAAAGTAGTCTACAGTTCTTTGCTTACGCATGTTTCTTAATTGAGATTTATACCAGGATTCTGCATACCCTGGATTCTTTACCCTTATTGCTTGCTTTTCGTCTTTTGTTGGGTTTTTATTTCCAATATATGCCTGCCAAGAACTAGGGGATATAGTAATAACGGAAGCACCAGTAGACATAAGCTCAGCAATGACAACTCCATAAACATAAGATAATTTTATCACA